GGGGGCGGTATCGCCTGACGCCATGATAGGAAAGGCGACGATGGGGCTTTCCATGTGGTACACCCAGAAGGAACAAATGCGCTTGTGGCGGTCTGCGTCTCTCACTGAAAAGCAGTTTGCGGACATCCTCAAGGAAACGCTGTGCAAGAAAAACACGGCGGCAGCGCGGGTCGATGAGAACCTAGCGGTAAACGAAAGACGGTTAAACTGGATGCTCGAACGCTTCAAAGAAGAAAAGCAGGAACTAGGGCAAACGCTCTGGGCCGGTTACAACGCTCTCACTCACTGGGCGACACACTTGCCTGATGCAACCAACAACGGCCGCAATGAGCGCAAACGATACCAGCGCAATGAGCAAGTTAGGCAGATAGTCGACGGGCCATCATGGCGGTATCTGGAAGGGTTGGCATCGTAGATGGAAGTCTTGTTATTTCTCTACCGGATTTGCTGTTGCATAATCCTCATCATGATACTCGGACTTTTCTTCACTCTCTGAAAGGGGACAAAAAATGACATTCAACAACATACCGAAGAACCTTGTGGACAATCTTTGCGAGTGCTTCGACAGGATCGAGCTTGCGATTAGGGCTGACGAGCGGGACCGCATTATTAGCAAGATGCGGGGCAACTTGTTTGTTGAACAGACCAGCCAGCCGCTGCAGGAATCGGACCAGCAGCCGCGCGAGTTTCATCCGGCGGAGCCTTTCGACTACGTGAAGCTTGGCCTCAATGAAACACACAGGCGGATGCTTTCTTACTTGCGGGAAGGATTCATGGCCGTGCCCACGCTTGCCGGCCACTGCAATATCAAGAAACAGTCGGTTTATACCTATCTTTGCCAGCTTGAAGAGATGGGATATAAGATCGAGCGGAAAAGCACCGGAAACAATCGGGGCGGTTATCGTTTGATCTATCGGCTTGCAAAGGCTGCATAGCTTGTGCTTATAATCGGGGGCGGGCTGCACTCGGCCCGCCTCAACGTCTAGAAAACAAGGATAGGAAAAAATGGAACTCTCAATTTTCGCCCACGAAAAAGACACTTCGAACCACAACAAAGGCAATGCAAAGGTTGTCTTTGAAACCACCCACCACAAGACCTTTAAGGTTGTGAAGCTGAACGGGACCGACCAGTACGGCCACCCGATCAAGGTAAAGGTTTTCATGGACCCTAAGCAGCCGGTTAAAAAGGTTGTTAACTACGCTTCTGACCACCCGAAATACAAGTAACTGGTTACCCTGCGCGGGGGGCTAATACCGCGCTTTCCTCCCTCAACTTGCCCCGTCACTAGCTGGCGGGGTCTTTTTTTGCCCGTATGCCAGTTAATAGCCTTTCGGGTTGAACTGGCGGGATAAATCGGCGGGCCGGTTGTTCGGGGAATGCTGCGCGATTTGGGCGCGATCAAATGCAAAGCAAAATAAACGATATGACAAAAAGCCTACGCGGGCGCGGGCGCGTGTAATGTCAGGCGGGCCAGTGGGGGGTTAAACCTTTTGATACTGGTGCGGGGCAGCCTCGGCGCGATCAATGATGCTGCCGGATGGGGGTTTTGGCTGGGTTATCAGTTGGATAGGTCGTAAAATGCTGGTGATGCTAGACAAATCGGGCTAGAAAAAAAGATATCTCGCGCGTACGGGCGCGCATGGGCCACTAGGGGGGCCGGTATATGTACTAGCAATACCCCGATCAATTTTATTTTTTGAGAGTTATCGATACACGTAAAAAACGTACCCCTTTGGGAGAGAGGCGGGGGAGCAAAACGTACTCCTTACGTGGAGGGCGGGGGGTGGTATATATTTACCCCGGCGGGCCTATGCCCATAGTACAGTCGGATTTCATTTTTGTCAAGAAAAAAAGTTGACACGTACGTAAAAAATGCCTATACTGTTGTCGTGAGCCGCATTTTTATGTCGGACCACCCCACTACGCGACACTTCCGTTGTACTAACCAAGTGGTACCGGACATGGATGCGACTCACCCCTTCCCTTTTTCGAGGAAAACGTACGATGTTCACGGCTATCGTCTTTGCGTGTTGGCTCCACAGCCCCAACGACTGCACACAATTCATCGATAAGCAAGGTCCGTACCGCAACGAAGACGAATGTTCGACCCGCGTCGTACGAATGATCAAAGAAATACGAAACATCACACCCGGAAAGGTCATTGTCGGTGCCGAATGCACCGTAATCGCACAAGAAGCCACGTAAGTATGAACCTCCTTCCCCAACAAACGCCGAAAAAGCGGGAATTGACGCCCCAACAGACGCAATTCCTCGACATCCTTTTCGAAAACGGCGGAAATGTAACCGCCGCAGCCGTAGATGCGGGCTATTCGAAGGGCAGTGCAGCGTGGTTACGCAAAACCCTTGCCGAAGAGATCGTAGATCGTACGAAAGACATCCTGTCTATGAACGCCTACAAGGCTGCTACACGCCTCGTGGCTACAATCGACAACCCCGCCCCCGAACGCGGTGACGACCTACGCCTCAAAGCCGCCGAAAGTCTCCTCAATCGCGTAGGTGTGAAGCAACAAGAGACAATCAACCACAATGTAACGGCAGTACACGGCGTTGTTCTGCTTCCTCCTAAGAAAGAGGTCGTGATCGATGCGGACTGACCGTGAAATATATCTCCTTGCTGACAAGAACTACTCTCTTCTGACAATGCCAGAAGTAAAAAGACTCGACTACATAAACAGTCTTCCGTTCAGAGATAAAATGGGGCTAGTCAGCATCAATAATTCAGCGAACATCTACGGTAACAAGATTCGCGGGTTCGATTTGATGGAGAAGGCGCACGGCGGCAAGGCTTGTCGTGGTCGTCCCGCACAGGGAAGCGCGGAGAAGAAGTAAGTGGCAGGTCGTCCCAAGAAAGACCCCAACGCACCCAAAGCCACGTACAACCTCTCCACAAAGGAACGTGCCCGACGCGCTGCTCAAAAGAAACTCAACGCAGCAAAGCGTCGTGCCAAGAAAACAACGAAGGCCGCAGAAGATAAACGTCGCTACGCTCGTAAACTCGAAACCAAAATAGGAAAAGTGGAGAAGGCACTTGTCGGTAAAGAAACTAATGTCATCGATCAAGGAGACCTCACAGAACTTCCTGCAGCCGTTGCAGATTTGGTTGATGATGCTGAAATCGTATTTAAGCCGAATGAGGGACCGCAAGAAGAATTTCTTTCGGCGGGTGAAAGAGACGTACTCTACGGCGGTGCAGCCGGGGGCGGTAAATCTTTCGCTCTCTTGGCCGATCCTCTGCGCTTCTGTCACAACCCTAATCATCGTGGGCTTCTTCTTCGGCGTACTCTCGACGAGCTAACCGAACTCATCGACAAGTCACGCCAACTATATACGAAGGCGTTCCCCGGTGCGAAGTTCCGTGAGTCGAAGTCCACGTGGCACTTCCCTTCTGGTGCAACCATCTGGTTTACGTACCTCGACAAAGACAAAGACGTAACCCGCTTTCAAGGACAGGCATTCAACTGGATAGGTATCGATGAAATTACACAATACCCCACGCCTTATGTGTGGGATTACTTGCGTTCTCGCCTTCGTACTACTGATCCTGAACTCCAGCAACACTTGTACATGCGCTGCACAGCCAACCCCGGAGGAGTGGGTGGTTGGTGGGTCAAGAAAACCTACATCGAAGGAACTCCCGAAAATAAGCCTTTTCCTGCCTTCGATATAGAAACAAAGAAACCGTTTCTGTGGCCCACCGGCCACGAGAAAGCAGGACAGCCGCTCTTCTTTCGCAAGTTTGTTCCTGCGCGGTTGACCGATAATCCCCATCTGATGGCAGACGGCCAATACGAGGCGATGCTCAGATCGCTCCCGGATGTCGAGCGAAAGAGACTTCTCGAAGGGGATTGGGATGTGGCAGAGGGAGCGGCCTTCCCAGAATTCTCGCGTGTACGTCACGTCGTCGAACCGTTCGAACTTCCGACGAACTGGCCTCGCATACGCATGGCCGATTACGGATACGCAGCACCCTCGTGCGTCCTTTGGGGTGCAATCGATTGGGACAACAATATCTGGATATACAGAGAGCTATACCAAAAACACTTGACAGCAGAGGAACTAGCCGCTAAAATACTAGAAGCGGAACAACTAGACCCCCTACCTCACTACACGGTCCTCGACTCGTCTTGCTGGAACAAGACGGGTTTTGGGCCTTCAATCGCAGAAGTGATGATGCGTGAGGGTGTACGCTGGACTCCGGCAGACCGCAACCGCATTCAAGGAAAGATGGAAGTACACCGCCGCCTCGCTGACGATCCACACACAGAGGAGCCGCGCTTGCGCTTCTTTTCA